CCCACTATCTTGCTGTAGAATCCTGCTGGTCATGGCCCATAACCCTTATTATGCAGGATCAGGTATACCGATAGTAAATGATCCTAGTGAGAAAGTGTTTCCAGAAGCAACTACTTGGCTTGCCGTAAGAGAGCCTGTAGCAAGTAGACGAGAGTTACCTGTATCAACTATAGAGTAGTGTGTAGCCGTACCACTGCCTGTCACTGAGGCGTCTGCTACAGCAGCTACAACAACCTCACGACCACCACCAGACCTGTCAGAAGGGGCAGCAATGGAAAGAGAGGTTGAGTTACCTAGAGTGTAGGTAGAAGTGGCCTCTGCATAACTTGCAGCTTCTTGAGAAGTGATGTCAATTCGGTTAGCCTCAGTATCTAGTACCGTAAGGCCATTGTCGAATACCCTGTTGTTTAGAGTTGCCATTATTCTTGATCCTCAGTTGGGGTCTCTTGTTCCACCTCTGGGTCATAGTCTAGTTCAGCAATACCCATAAGGTCACTGATAACTTCTGGGTGACTACTAACGTCAATACCTGCACCATTGAGGTTACGTAGGAAGGAAGAAATCTCACGCAGATCGTGTGGAGCGACATCACCAGCCTCAATGGTTGGCATCATGTCATAGTTCAGACCGTTCAACTGCCAAAGACGCTCGACCAACTGTTTGTTGAGAACATCGACGATTGCTTGGATATAACTCTCAAGCGCACGGAGGAACAGGTCTGTCTTCGACTTGGACAAGGCGTAAGAACCACCAGATGTCCCAAGAAGAAGAAACTCAGAAAGCATAGAACGTGCAATGTCATGTTGATAACGGCTAACGATAGGGTTAATGTCTATGTTACGTTTACCATTGGACGCCATGAGTTCTACATCAACAAGTCGTGTGCTACTAGGCGCACCATCTTTATCAGGGTAGGTATCCGAAGGAAGGATAATGTACCCTTGTTCGTTGAATTTAACATCACGTAGGACTTGCTGTAGGTTTTGTACGAAGCCTGACTGTGCAGCGGAAGCATCCCCTGAGAGGTACTCAGCAGGGATACGAGCTACAGGAATACCTGCAAGTTCACGCTCTACTGCAATAGCTTCTATCGATTGTAAGTTGTTAAGATACTCGTAAGAAGTATAAGCATTGCGAAGTATAGAACGACCACTGGGGTCTCCATTAAGGCTAGTAGTACGGTAATACAAAGATTTATTGAGGGGAATGTAGTTACGACCACCCATGAACCCCACTTCTTGCTCAATGCCTAAGACATCACCAGTCTTTTGCTCTACATCAAACTTCGATACAGTCCAAGGCGCACGGGACGCAATCTTACGTACACCAATACGTCCGTCAGTGTACTTAGAGTTCTTCTTCGGGGAACGCTCAGTAGGACCAACACGACGCTTGTAGATAACCTCAAACCAACCGAAGCCATACGACAAATAGGATAGAGCATCCGATATATGGTCATCCAGAGTGTGATCCATATCATCAAGGACACTCTCGACAAACTCTTTCTCTACCCTAGCTGCATCACTGTTATCAGCAGGTTTTACGTGAAGATCAATGTCACGTAGTATCTGTTCAACAGAATACATGACAGCACCTACGGTACTATCGTTATCACGCATCTCACGATACTTACGAATAGCTTTCTTGCCACGAAGCTCAGGCAGAAACTCATCAGCACGGATTTGACCGTTGTACGTATTATCGCCAGCTACACCTAATGTGGTTTTAGCTTTCGCCTCTGAGAGTTTCTTTACCATTGTATCTATCGCTTCTTTACTATTAGCGTGAAAGTCCCTTAACACTACTGTAAGCGAGGGTCAGTTTGGGTTTCGTGTATCCGTTGAGTGAGAGGTCTGTAATTGCCCATACGAGGGCATCAAGTCTATCTGGGGAACCAATCGACCCTAGTGGTTCCCATGTTCTCATTTGTGTTTCTAATTCGTTTAGTGTAGCCCCATCAGGGGGATTAGCTACGTGCTTAACAAGACCACGCTCGTATAAGGCAGATATGGGTTCAGCACGGGCAAACTTACCGCGAGATGCTCGTACAGCTTTATAAGGGACAGTCTCATCTTCACCGTGTATGGTTGTTTTAACCATGTCACCACCTTGGTTTACCTCAGCTACAATACGGTCAGCTTGATGGTGGTGGTATAATTCTATGGCCTTCATAGCCCACCCTTGGGGAGACAGTCTATCTGTGTAGTCACCTAAGACGTAAGCAACACCGTTGACATCTATACCTGCAACGACAATACCTGTCATATCACTTTCAGCATTAGATGTAACAGCAGGGTCAAGTGCAACGACAATACGGGCTAAGTCAGGTACATCCTCATGTTTAACTGAGGCATCATCTAACATAGCCGTAGTCCAAAGTGCGCCTTGAGCTTCCTCTAGCACTTCAGCGTAGAGTTCCTGTCTACCTAACCGTGTGCCTTCGTATTGTTCCTTAACAGCAGTTAAGTATGTACCTGCAAGGTTAGATGAGTTATCAAAGGTAGACCCTGTAGTAACTATAGTCTTAGGGTCTTTGAGTATCTGACGTATTAGCTTAGTAGGCTTAGGTGTAGTGGTGACCATAATACGAGGGTGTTTCCCAAGTCTCATACAGAACTGTAACATAGACCATGTGTCCATATCTTTGTTCCAAGCAGCAGTCTCATCACACCAAGCTAACTCAAACTGAGGACCACGTAAACGCTCAGGTTCCTCAGCAGAGAAGAACTGTACTTGTGCGCCATTGTCCCACGATAGTGTCCGTTTGGTTGGTGACCAATCAGGGAAACCCATCTTCTTACCAGCGTAGGTCTTATCGCCCTTCCAGCAGATACTAAGGAAACCACTCTCGCCCTTAACCATAACACGTTCAATGTCTGAGTTAGTAGAGGCTACAGCAGCAATACGTTTAGTACCACGCTTTACATTCTCTCGTACCCACTCAACGCCTGATCTAGTCTTACCAAAGCCACGACCAGCATTAATAAACCATGTGTTCCAGTCACTACCGTCAGGCTCAAGTTGGTTATCTCTAGCCCAGAAGTTCCAGTCATGCTTTAGTTCGTCTACCTTACGTGGCCCTAGCTCATCAAAGAGTTCCTTGACCCTAGCAGCAGGTAACTCACGTAGAGTATCAGCCGTTATCTTCCTCTGGGGTCGGGTCATCAGTGTTCTTTCCTAGTAACGCCATGAGTGTGTCGGTTGCACTCTCGTCTAAGTCTGGGTCAGTATCTTGTTCGACTTCAATGTTAGTCTGTGTAGGTGACCAACCACCCTTACTACGTAGGAATAACTCTTGGGACTTGAAGTCACCTTCCATAGCTTGGTCGATGACCTTACGCCCAACAGCACCATTGATCTTCGCTCGTTCTTGTTCGATGAACGACCCATAAGTCTTATACATGGTAGACAGAGAACGTGGAGCATAAGTCAGATGCTGCATTGAAGCTATCATTTGACGTATGGCTATACCACCTTGGATACACTCCAAGATGTGTTTCTCTACGTTCTTACTGTAAGGTAGCTTCTCAGCCATACTAAAGTTCCTGTCTTTCAGACCACGACATAAAAGGTGTACTTATGTGGGTAGCGCAGATTCTATCCTATCAAGATGTCAGCAAGACCCTTTACTCTTGTTCTTAAGTTCGGAAGCATACGTCTTGGTTACTTGTAGGAAGATTGTAGAGACAACAACAAGTAGGGTACTTAAGTATATACTTAAGTTTTATACTCTACTGGTTATACTACATAGTGGAAAAACTTAAGTTAATACTATAGTAGTCTCTCTCTTACTATACTATAGGGATATATTTTAGAATCTTAGACACACTGTTTTGCAACTATTTTACAACCCTTTGTTTTACAACAAAAGAAAGTTTTACGTTTTGTGTCGTTTTTTGTAATAGTGTGACATTTGTACAACACCTTTGCTTCAGTGCCTTGGTTGGAACATGGTGTGGGGGACGAAAGTAATTTCTTGTTTTGGATTCATGTGGGGTGGCCTGAGGCCACTGATTCGTTCGTGTATGATCAAGGGGGCCCCAATGTCAACCCCCCAGTCTGTTGTAATTATGTCACACATTGGTTTAAAAACAGGGGTTGACAGAAGTTTTTACTTGACGAGGCGAGCGATTCGCCCACCACCCCAACATTGATTCGGATGTTACATTGTCACACAACAACAAAAGAATTGAACGCTTGTTCACTTACTAACACCTTGCCATTGTTACAATGTAACACCCCCGACTCCCCTTATATAACGCCCGCCAGAACCATACATGAAACCATGGATTGCTCACCACAGTAATTGCAAAAACCACCGTCGCAGTCTGGCTCAAGCTCTTCGCTATATTCTACACAATCCAGACTCACACATATGGCCGGGATTAGCGATAGCATCTGATAACGAGGCTGCACTAGCTCCATTGCGTAATGATCTATCAAGTGTAATCCAGACTTATAACCAAATTCATCTGCAAGCAATTCAAGAGACTCTTTATTGTTACGCCGTTTCATTACACTGACTCCTCTTCTTCATCTATAGGGAAGGACACAACAACATAACCGTATTCGTCAGCGGTTATTTCCCACTTGTGAGTCGGGCACTTATTTAACCATTCAAAAAATTCTATACGGGCCGTGTTTACACTTTCGTCACTCATTATATTGACTCCTTTATCATTTGTTTTGCTTTACGTTTACTTGCACCATGCGCCACGATTGCCACGCTCTTAGCTTTAATGCTATTTCCCCCACATAACTTGCAGCTTGCACAAGTAGCACGATTGCCAGCCTCATCACTAGCAGGACATAAGACTTCTCTGCCTTTAATAAGCTTATCTAATGCCGATACGACTCGGAATGTACGTTCTCCCTTGTCCCATGCGTTACGCGCTTGTGTGGCGGTATCCGCGCTTGTCATAATGTTTTGAGGCATAGGATTCGTAGGATTGTGTGTGTAAGCTGTCACAAAATCGGCCCCACTAATCAGCGATTCCCATATGTAATTAGGTACTGCACATGGGTCACCATAGGAGCCCAAACGAACGCCACGCAAGAGTCCTATAGCACGAATTGCGTCGTGACCTTGTGCGACCTCATACACGCCACGATTATATGCCTTAAAAACACCATTGGGGGCAAACAAAAGATTCACGTAGCACGTTCTATCCTTTGCCCAACCCGTGGCCTTGTTTGAAGGTTTACCTTTATGCATACAATCGCCACAAATTGAAGAATCCGCGCCAGTCCGACTCGCTGTTATAGGGTCTACATCCGAACGTAGAATCCACGTTTGCACCATATCCCCCGTTTTACGATTGCCCGACTTTACTTGTGCAATTGCGACAATGGGTGACCCGTCAATCTGAGACGGCCCGTCATAAATAATATAAGACTTATTAACCATTATTTTGACTCCTTATTTATACACTGACCAAACGTCAGTTGACCTGTAAACCTTAAGCAAAGAATCTAGGTCACGAATTACGTTTTTGAGGTGATAATCTTTATCTGATTTATCAGTTGA